TGGTCGTCTGCCCGGTGGTGCCGTTCACCCCGACCGGCGGCGCGGTCACGACCCCGAGCGGCTGAGCAGTGCCGGTCCCGACGGTGAAGTGCCGGTTCTGCACCCGGCCGATGCGCTGGCCGAGCGCCCGCGGCAGCCACTGGTTCAGGTTGAACGCGTTGTCGTTGAGCAGCTGGAAGCTGACGCGCACCAGCTTGGACGTGTACATGTAGCTGTCCAGGCTGGCCTGCCCGAACGTCACGTCCTGCTCGCTGATCTGGGTGTTCTCGGCCAGGATGGCACCTTCCTGGGCCGTGTCGTCCACGGTCGGCCAGGGGAGGTTGGCGCCGGAGTCGGTGGTGATCACCTCGGCGTACTGCCGCATGGCCGCCACGAACGTCATCTGCTCCACCAGCGTCTGCCGGAACTCCGGCGGCACCAGGTAGCCACCGGCCGAGCCCGTGCCGACGCCGGCCGCGTTCTCGATGGTGGTCATACCGCTGTGAAGCGCCCGGGTCTGCTCGGAGTCCATCGGCTGGTTGCGGATGTAGGCGTTGAACGCCGACGCGTACGCGATGGCCCGCGGGTTCTCCGGGTCGTCACCGCCGATGGCCGGCGGCGTGACGCCGGTCCGGTCCACCTGGTTGACCTGGTTCGCGCGTGCCACGTGCCGGGCATCGCGTGCGATCTGCGCGGTGAGCTGCTCGTACTCGGCGTCCAGCTGGTCCCACGCCGTGGCGTTCTCCACGGTCATCAGGCCGTTGACCCGAGGCCGGGCCTCGATCTCCTGCTGCTGCGCCCAGACGGTGGCCCGCCGGTCCAGCAGGGTCTGTGTGTCCGTCATTTCACATCCTCTCGTCTGACGGATCGGTTACTGCGGGCCACGCCCGACGGCGTGGAGCTCGGTGGCACGGCGGCGCGACTTGATGCGCCGGTCCAGGTCGGCCTGGTGTTCCGTACTGATGGTAACGCTGTGTGGCGGCTGTTCGGCGGATTCGTCGGCCGACGCGTCGGGGGCCGTGGGCAACGGCGCCGGGGCGGGCGCGGTTGCGCGGCCGGAGTGCTGAAACAGCGTCTCAGTGTCGAACGTCATCCGGGCCGCCGGATCCGCACTGTCCTCGGCGTCGGTTCCGGTGTTCACCGAATCCGCCAGCCCGAGATCCACGGCTTCCTGGGCGGTGAACCAGGACTCAGCCAGCATGTAGTCCCGCCAGGCCTGGACACCGCCGCCGGCCTTGGCTTCGTACACCGATGCGATGTCGTTGCTGGTGCGGTCCAGCAGGTCGGCGTACTGGCGCATGTCGGAGGCGTTGCCGATGGCCAGGCCCCAGGCGTCGTGGATCATGAGCTCGGTGTTGCCGCCCATGATCGTCTCGTCCGCCGACACGGCCAGGAAGGACGCCGCGGAGGCGGCCAGGCCGTCCACGCGGGCGGTGATGCGGGCGCTGTGGTCGCGTAGCAGGTTCATGATGGCCACGGCCTCGAACACCTCACCGCCCGGCGAGTTGATGCGCAGCGTCAGGTCGGTGGTGCCGCTGGGGAGCTCGGACAGCGCGCCGGCCACCTCGGCCGCCGACACGCCCCAGAACCCGCCCCACGAATCGATCGGGCCGTAGAGGTACAGCGTTGCCTCGGTGGCGTTGGTACTGGACACCTCGGCCCGCACAACGGCGCGGCGCTCGGTGTTCTCGGCGGGCGGTGTGCGGCCCCAGAACCGGTACAACGGGCTGCGGGTGTTACGCATCGGCGGTCTCCTGGTCCGGTGCCGCCGGCAACTGAGCCGGGGCGGGGTTGCTGTTGGCGGCGTCCACGGTGTTGGAGTCGCCTTCACCGAGCAGGCCCATGTTCAGCGGGCGGTAGCGGACATCGCCGCCCTCCACCGGGGCCATGTCCTCGAATTCGCGGATGTCGTTGGTGGACAGCGCGCCGATGTTCCACATCTTGGTGTAGAAGTCGGCGCGGTCCTTCGGTGCCCCACGCAACAGTCCGTTGAGGTTGAACTTCGCCTCAACGGTGCCGGGGGTGAGGATGCGGGAGACGGCCTGCTCGGTGCGAACCAGCCAGCGGCGCAGCGTGAAGATGACGAACCCTAGGGTCTGCTCCTCGATGCCGGTGCCCCAACTGGTGGAGCCTTCCACGTCCATCAGCATGTGCGGTGGTACGCCGAAGATGCGCGCCACTTCCCGGACCTGGAACATCCGGGATTCCAGGAACTGGGCGTCCTCCGGTGGGATCGTCAGCTGGTGGAACGTGACGCCGGAGTCCAGCACCACGGCCTCATGCGCGTGCTCGAGGCCCTTGGCCTTCGCCCGCCAGCGAGCCTGGAGCGCGTCGGCCTGCTCCGGCTTGAGTCGTTGTTCGGTCTGGAGCACACCGGAGGCGAGCGACCCGGAGCCGAACAGCCGGGCGGCGTACTCCTCGGCGGCCAGCGCCAGGCCGATGCCCTGGGCGGCGGTCCGGATCGGGGACACCCCGCAGACGCCGTCGTACCCGAAGGCCGGCAGGTGCAGGATCTTGTTCTCGCTGCCCATGTAGGTCAGGCCGCCGGCATCCTCGCCGCCATCCACGGCGTACACCTTCTCGCCGGTGTCCGACGTGCGGCCGACCTTGACACGGCTGGGGTGGATCGGCCACAGCTCCGCGATGACGCCGAGCCGGTTGCGCAGCATCAGGATGTACGCGTTGCCCCACAGCAGCCGGTGGGCGTGGACGATCTCCCAGAAGTCGTACGGCACCAGGTCCGGGTGGGGGTTACTGAGCAGGTCCGCGGCGGCGCCGACGGTGAGTATCTGGCGCTTGCGGTCGCCTTTCTTGAACGCGTGCAGCGGCAGGCTGGCGCAGGTGCCGGCGATGAGGTTCACAGACTGCCACACCGCCGGCATCGCCAGGCTAGTTTTCTCGGTCACCGACACGCCGCCCGCCGTCGGCTTGATGCCCAGCCACTCCAGGATGGAGTGTGACGAAATGGGGACCGCAGGGTTCTCGAGCGAGGCCCGGGGGGCCAGAACCGGCCCCAGGATGCTCACGCAGCGCTCCGGATCTGCGGTCCGGCACCGCCTTGAGCGCCCGCAGCGTGTGCGCCGTTGGCCCGGGCCTGGGCCTCACGGGCGGCGGCCAGCACCATCAAGCCGAGCCCGACGCTGACGCCCTCCACCGCGACGACCAGCAGACCGAGGCCGATGCTCACGACGAACCCGGCGCCGATGCCGGCGAGCAAGCCGATGGCCAGCAGGTAGAGGCCCACCAGCTCCAGCACGTTCAGTCCCCGCATCGCGCATACCCCTCGCTCAGTAGATGCTCGGCCCGCCGCCGTCACCCTTGGTGTACAGCCTGTGTAACGCAAGAGTAGCGGCCCAGAGCGCAGAAATGTTGCTCAAGTCCGTTCGTTCCCAGATCAGCGCGTCGCCGTACTTACGTAGCGTCGCATTGTATTGCGCATCGTGCAAAGCCTGCTGCCCCAGATGCCAGAACGTTCCGTCACGCACCGCGTCTCGCCAGTGCCCCACAGCCTGGGCGCTCTCCTGCCCGGTCAGAGCCTTGACTGTGAACTCCGGCCACGCGTCGGCACCGCGGGCGTTCAGCGGCTTGATGAGCGAGCCGGCCGGGCCGCTGGCCTGTATCGAGAGCTCGAGGAGATCGGCCTTGCCTATGAGCCCGTCGTCCTCCGGGTCGTCCTCACGGCCGGCGATGAAGTCGCACACCTGCTCGGTGGAGTAGCCGGTCAGGGTGTGCAGCATCACCGACGGGCGTGTCTCGTGTGTCACCGGATCCTCGGCCACCCAGGCCACGCCGATGGTGTGTTCGGTGCGGTCGGGAGGCATGTCCACGACGATGGCCACCTGGTCGTACGAACCCGGCGCGCGGAGCCGGTCATTGGCCAGCGCGTCCAGCCGGTCCAGGTCCACGCCGCCGGCTACGTCGATCTTCGGCGGCTCCTCATCCCAGCCCAGGCGCTCGCGCCCGTACTCCCGCGGGATGGACGCCATCGCCTTGCGCTCGTCCAGCACGTACTGCACCGAGATCCGGCGGCGCAGTGTGTGGTTCGCCGCCCCGATGAACTCCAGGTTGTCCAGCGCACAGCCGGGCGCGGTCAGGGTGTGCGGGCAGTCCCGGCCGAGCTCGCACAGCGGTGCCCGGCAGCCCAGCCGGCCGTCATGCGGGCACTCGTCCTCGAGATCGCACGGGTTGGTGCCCCAGCCGCCCGGCGCGCACCACTCCAG